GTTCTTCCACTTCAAATCCTTCAACTATAGCACCTTGTACCACCTTAAATTCAATAAGATTTGATGTTCTAGTGACTGAATCCTTTACACCAAATATACCAATTACAATCTTACCTTCAGTTTTTGTTATATCATTTGGGAATACACATTTATTATCTTGTAATACCTTGAATGATACATTTGTGATGTTCTTGCCTTCCTTCTTATAGAATGCAGCTACCTTAGCAAATCCATCCCATTGTTGGCAAAACTCAACTTCTAATGTGTTTTCTTCAACACCACCACTTGCTATTGTTGGTAAACTGACAATGTTCATCACTTGATCCAAACATTTTAATTTTAAAACGCTCATTATTCATCACATCCTTCATTTTCGAGCATAAGAAAAGCACCCCATTATTTGGGATGCTCTTATTTATCTATTCTTTTATGATAAATTGGTCTATTTCTTCTTGACTTAATTCAGATAGTGCCTTGTTATGTTCTCTACAATATAAAGTGATTTTCCTACAATCATACTTAACTGTGGCTTCAAATGATTCAGTCAATTTACTATAGTTATCAAGTTCATTATGTTCCTTTATAGTATCTGTCATATAACTTCTTGGCACTCCTTTCATCTATCATCATTGTTCTATCACTAGGGTTCACTAAAACTGCCCCAAGTTCCTTCATGTAATATTCAACCAATTTTGTTTTGGCTCTAAATATTACCACACCATCAAATCCATATTCATAACTTTGCTTAACTGCTTCTGCAAATAGATGACCACCTACACCAGCGTATTCTTTAACCTTATTCAACTTATTATGTGGATTATTGAAAGGTGCTGATTCAACTATATCAACAAGAACGGCTTTATAATCTCTAAAGTCAGGCTTTGTAGCAACCAATCCTTGGATTCTATCATCACCATCCACTTTAATACCAAATACCTTATATCCATTTTCTTCAGGTTTTGTCCAATCAAATTCCCAATCTTTAAAACCAGATTTGGAAGGTGATATCCTTGTAACTGATGTATTTACAATTTTACCATCACTTAATCTTCTTAAGCATGGTGTCTTTTCATCTATAATTATACTATTTTCTTCCATTGCATTCAAGTACTTCTTCTTGAAATCTTCAAAGTCTTCAGTTTTATCAAGTCCAAAATAAGCTGCTCTATCTTGTAGTTCTTGTAATTCATCTTCATCAAGTTCCCATTTTGCCCTTGTTAATATGTTACATCTACAATTGATATCCATATGTGGAACACCAAAAGCACCAGGATGCTTGGCTTTAAAACCATTTACTTCAAATAATTCATCAAGTTCTTTAATCTGTCCATCTAACTTTCTGTGTAATGGTCTAGTTCTTGAATCCCTTGAAGCATTCCATTGCTTGACTACATCTGCACCTTTTTCTTTAGCCTTATATGAAGCATCTAAAGATGATTCTTCTTGAATTCTATGTCCTTCAGTTCTTGCAATTCTAATAGATTTATTAAGACCAATATTTGTTTGTGCAGCTAATTCCTGTGCAATCTTACCATATGAATAATTATTAGCAAATCCCCTTGATATTTGGGTTCTTACTTTCTTCTTCAGTACATCTATATTTTCACCTAAAGATGTATAAAGGCTTTTAGATAACTTGGAATCAAGCTGTAATGCCTTAACAACTAATTTTTGATTGATAGGTGCTATGATTGGAATACCTTGCTTGTGAATTGAATACATAGCACCCATATATCCATTTTCATAACACTTAGTTAAATAATCTGATATAGCAGTAAATTGACTTGCATTCATTTCATCTAAAATAGCATTTATTTGCTTTTTTAAAGCCTTTTGATAATCTACTTGATAAACAATAGACTGAAGGTTTTCAGCATCTGTTCTACCCAATAGCATTGCTATTTTATTATCAATATCACCAAGTGCTGTATTATAGATTTCCTTCAGTTTATCAATGATACCTTTTTCACTTGATAATAATGCTTTCTGCACTTCTATATCATGCTTGTTCATCCGTTACCATCTCATCTAATAGTTGTTCTTGACCACTAATATCAGTTTCATCAGTTGGAAGTTTATTTTTAATTTTATCATAATTAATGTCCAATACTTCACATATCTTTTGAACAATTGTTTCATCATCAAGTGTAGCTGCAAGACCAAGTAATGTATTAATAATTATTTGATTTGTTTCAGCTTCTACCTTTTCAATAGTTGCATTGTCAAGTGCATTAGTAATTGTTTCACGCTTGAATTCAATCTTTACATCAGAAGGTCTATAATCAGTTTTATTTAAAGTATTTATTTCCTTTAGTACAAACTTAAGTATCTTCCTTAAAAATTGTTTTAAACGGATTTCTAACTTATCACACTTTAGATCCAATAGAACATATCTAGATTTGATTACAATGTTTGTGATGTTACCATCACCTAATTGTGCAGAATTAAATCCCATACCAAATCTATAGATATTCTTTTCATCAAGTTCAAGTTTAACCTTTCTTGCATCATATGGAATATCTACTGTCTTATAGTCAAGGCTTCCACCTTCATCTACACCTACATGCTTCTTAGTCTTAACATTCTGCATTAATTCTTCTAGACTATCACCTTGGAATCCTGATACTACTACAAGATATTCAGATGCATCTTGTAGATTGTTTGATAAACCACAAGCCATCAAATCATAGTCATCTATTAAAGCCTTAATAGTTATTAAATCACTTGTTTGCTTCTTGTTATTATCTAATCTAAAGAATGGTATCTGTGCAAAGTTCTCATAATATGTTTTACTTGGATCATTAGACAGCTTATATGTAGAATGTGGCTTTGGATTAATCTTATATGATTCATCCTTTTGTAATTTGCCATCTTCAATCATTACATAGTAATGAACTAATTGTGAATCCCATACCTGGATCTTCTTAATAGCCTTACCATCTTTGATTCTATCAACATACCAATAAATAACATAATCAATATTATCATCAGTATATTTCTTATCAACTTCTACAACACCCATAGAATCTGCACATTGGAATGATAGTATTCCTTCTTCATTCTTATAGCCATACATGTATTCAAAGCCTTTAGACTTACAACCTGTAATTGTTTCAGATAATTCAGATGTGAAGTCTTCATTATCATTGAAATATTCATCTAGATACTTTTGTAGTTCAGGAATATCAGATTTCATAAATCCTTCTTTACCACTTAACATATACTGAACACATTGATCCACTAATTCTGTGAAGAATGGATGTGGAATCTTAATATTACTTCTAGTTGTATCAGGTGTTAATTCACCATCTGCATTAAAGTAAAATAATTGATAATTCAAGATGTCATGCTTACCTTCATAATAATCTTGTCCAACCTTTGCATTCTTCTTTTTCTTTGATGCCATATCATCATTCATAAATTTTAAAATTTCTGATTCTGTTAGCACTTTTTCACCACCTTAATGTAACCAATCTTTACCCTTGATGTATTCTTCTAATGCATATCGCATAGCATCCATTAAATGGTTGAAGTCATCAATAGGTTTATTTAATGTCTTACCAAACTTATCTTTATCAAAAGTATAGTTTGATATTTCAGTTAGGAAATTAACACATCTAGGATGAATGATGATTTCAAAGTCTTGAATCCATTGAACACCATTCATAATACTGTCTTTTCCTTTTTTAGCTGGTTTCACTCTTAAACCAAGTCCACTCAATTCATCAATTGATTTAGGTTCTGCACTATCAGCAGTAATCTTTGCTTTCTGATAACCCATAGAATTGATGTTTTCATATATACGCTTATTGGATAAACCTGTTTCATACATTTCATCCCATACATATATCTTTCGATTTGTCAAATCCAAGAAACCAACAAAAAAAGCACTTGGATCATTGGTATAACCAAAGTCTAATCCATGTGCCGATTTTATTCCCTTTATATTAAGAACATCTTCAAGATTGAAGTATTCTTCTTTCCAATTCTCATAGACCAATCCATCAACGATACCCCAATTACCTAGACCAGCTACTTGGTATCTTCTAGGATTGTTCTTTTTCATTTTTTCAAATACCCTTAAGTCTGCTACATCCAACCATTCATTACATAAGTAGTTGGTTGTTATAGCAAGGATATCTTCATCAGGTTCACAATCAAAGAACCTTTTCTTAATCCAATGCCTTTCATTCCAAGGGTTGAATGTTAAGGTTATCTGTTTAAATAATCCTTCAGGTACTTCACCACGAATAGATTCATCTAGGATGTCAAAATCTTCTTCCTTCATGATTTCATAGGCTTCTTCAATCCACATCCAACATAAGCAACCAACATCTACTGTTATTGATGTAACCTTTAATGGATCATCTAATCCCCTAAAGTATATCTTTTGTCCTGTTGGCTTATAAGTCATTTCAAGTGGTGATTCTTTAATATCCCACCAATCATCTACATGCAATCTATGTATTGCCCACTTTAATTCTGCAAAGCAAGAATCCTTTAATGTTCTAAATGTTTTACGAACAACTAAAAGATTTGCTTGTGGGTACTTCATCATATTTGTAATGTACCATAAAGCAGTTGTTTTTGACTTTTTAGATGCTCTTGAACCCTTGACTACTCTATATCTACCCTTGAATGCCCAAAAGCGTTTATAACCCTTTCCTACAAGTTTAGGAAGGTGTAATTTTATTACATTATTATTCTTCAAGTTCATCATCCCCACTTATTACAACAGGGATTGCACCATCCACATTTACCTTATCAGTAAATAATCCATAACGCTTACCAAGTAGTTCTGCAGCTTTCAGTTTTTCTTTTTCATCAGGTGCTTTGGTCATCTTCCTTGCAACTGATTCACCTAACCCAACACCTTCAACTACTACAACTTCAGATGTCGATTGTCCACGAACTACTGCAGTAAGATATTTAAGGACTTCATCCTGGTCTGCAATTAAGGATTTTTCCTTTTCATCCATTCTTTTCTTTATATATTCTTTGATGTAGGGTTTTGCTAAGTTTTCATTTCCTATAAATCTTGCAGTCTTTTTTGAATAACCAGCTCTAATAGCAGCTTGTGTGGCATTTAGATCCACAAGATATTCATCACAAAACCTTTTCTGTTTTTCAGTCATCTTTACCACATCATCACCACCTTAACAGAATGCAGTCAGTCACATTAGTAAAAAAACACCGAATAGTAATCATTTGAAAGGAGGAAATCAATGACAAAAGCAAAAAACCTAACATGACTGACTTATGAGGGTAAAGAAAAAGGACTACCAAAAGTGGTAATCCCCATTTCTTTACATTATAATGATATCACACATATTATGTGAATTAATAGGAAGTGTTTAGAATTTTTTCAACTTCAATCAATGCCCTACCATGTAATTCAGTTATCCATCTATATGTGTAATTCATTTCAACTGCTATTTCTTCCCAAGTTTTAAAGTTTAAATATCTTTCATGTAAGATATAAACATAATCTGCATTAGTAACCTTATCTATAACACTAATAATTTCTTTCTTCAACTCAATTGATTTTATAACATCACTTTCAAGTCGATTCTTGAATTCAATAATCTTAATATATAGATTTTCCTGACTTTGTGGATTAGGTGAAGTACTAACCCTTTCACCACCATAATTTTCACCATTCAAGGTCATAGCCTTTAGTTTCTCTATTTCATCTTGCTTATTCTTAATCAAGTAATCTAATCTTTTAACTTGCATTAAATAATCCTTAGCATTCATACTTCTACCTAACCTTTCCCTAAAATCCTTAAAAATAGCCTGTTCAACATCTGTTCAAGATGTGTTCAAGATATTTTTAGGGTATGTGAACACTTTTTTTGGCTTACCTAAGCCATTTTTTCGATTTTGTTCAAGTGTTCACATGATTTCTTATATATTCTTATATATTCTTATATATTATATAAATATTAATTAATAACTAATTAAC